GGTGAGTCCGAGAAGATGAAGAAGAAGCGCGCTTCTTTCAAAGCTCGGCATGGCAAGAACATTGCCAAAGGTAAGATGTCGGCGGCATTTTGGGAAGACAAAGTTAAGTGGATGTACCCGTGGCAGTGAAGAAGGGCAGCCCTAAACCGACGAACTCCTCGCTCTGGTCTCGCGTAAAGGCGGAGGCCAAGAAGAAGTTCGATGTATACCCGAGCGCTTATGCCAATGCATGGGCCTCGAAGGAGTACAAGAAGCGCGGCGGCGGTTGGCGCGGCCCAGACAACCGGGTGAAGAAATGAGCAAGGGCGGGCTCGGCAAGTGGTTTGGGGAGAAGTGGGTCGATGTGAAGACCGGCAAACCCTGCGGCCGCTCCGGGTCCGAGAAGAAGTCTCGTTCCTACCCGGCCTGTCGCCCCGCCGCGGCGGCCAAGAAGATGACCGCTGGTGAGAAGCGGTCGATGACGACCAAGAAGACGGGTCCGGCGCGCAAGTCGTGGCCAGTCACACCGTCTGGTAAACGGAGATCGAAATGACCAAGATGTACCTGCGCAACAAGAAGGACGGCTTTATCTATGGGTGGAACGAGATCCTCGCCAAGAACCCGCTCTGCGAGCCGGTGACCGAGGAGGAGGCGTACCCAGAGCGCTTCGTCAAGCCGGAGCAGGTGGAGAAGGTCAAGAAGACCCGGGCGCGGCGCAAGACCAAAGCACTCGATCTGTCCACCGAGGACACCCAAGAAGAGCCTAAACGGGTCGCCCCGGAGATCGAGGCTGACGCATCGAGGGATCTGCCCGAATGATACCTGCTGACGTCATCGCCGAGGTTCGCCGCCTTATCAGCGACACGCGCACTCCGCAGCGCTATACCGACACCGTACTCTTGGGGTTTGTCAATCAGGCCCTGAAGCGTATGGCTATGGGTAGACCAGATCTGTTCTTGCAGCTCGGCGACGTCAGCACGACACCGAACACCACTGTCCAGACGATGCCTGCCGACTCCATTCGCCTCGTGGAGATCTTCTCTGTCACGGGTGGTAACACCATCACCGAGGTAGACCGTGAGGTATTTGACCAGACGTACCCCGGCTGGCGCAGTGAGGCGGCCGGTACGCCGGTGAACTTCATGCGCCATGTGCGTAATCCGAACGTGTATTTCCTCTACCCTGCGCCGACTGCAGGTGTTATACTCACGGCAGAATACGCCAAGGTACCGACAGACTACGCGTTGGGCGATACGATCACGGCACCGATTGATGCGTACTTCCCCACGCTTGTAGACGGTACCGTGTACCTCGCCGAGTCCATCGATGACGAGCATGTGAACTCGGGGCGCGCGAAACTGTTCTTCGATTCGTTCACTCAAGGTATGGGACTCTCACTGGGTTCTCGGGAGTTGACGGATAATGACGATGCCGGGCTGGATCCAAGGAGCATAAGCTAGTGGCGGACCGCACCTTCGCATCACTGGTTCCTCGGCTGAACCCGAGCGTACCCGGCTGTCCCCAGCAGACGATGATCCAGTACATTCGGGACGCGGCGATCCGCGTATGTGAGCGCACGCTCATATGGCGCCATGTCCAGCCGACGTTTGCGCTACTGCCCGGTGTCCATGAGTACGCCTACGATAAACCGGCGAACACCGAGGTCCATGTGCTGTTCGACGCGCTGGTCAACGACCGCCCGCTCGACCGGCTTACGCTTGAGCAGGCCCTGTACCAGTTCCCTGACTGGGCTGACCCGTACAGCGGGCAGGATCTTGCCACGCTCTGGGGGGAGACTCCGGAGAACAGCCTGAATACCGCCGAGTTCAACACGGAGGAGTTCAACTCCGGCTCGGCCTTTGTCCTGCCTGACGGGGCTCTTGCGGAGGCCTCTTCGCCCCGCGCGGTCACGCAGCTGACTTCAGACAAGTACATCGTTCTGCCCGCCCCGGATGACGACAAGGTCTACAACATGCGCATGGTGTATGCGCTGAAGCCCACGCGGGCGGCCGACGGCATGGCGGAACACGTATTCAACGAGCTCGAAGAGGCCATCCTGCACAGTGCGCTGCAGTATCTGCTTGTCCTTCCGAAGGTCACTTGGTCGGACCGCGAGCTGGCAGCATACCACGCCAAGCAGTTCATTCGCGAGATGACGGAGCGCCGGGCGCGTGCTAATCTCGGCAACATGCGGGGTACCATGCGTGCCACCGCCCCCAGATTTGCATGAGGGGACCATGGGGCTGAAGTTCTCGAACAACGCTACGACGACCTTGGCCGATGCGGTGAGCAGCACCGCATCGTCTTTCTCTGTGGCCGCGGGGACCGGGGGACTGTTTCCTGAGCTCGGGGTCGGCGACTACTTCTACGCGACCCTGCAGGATGTTAGCGGGAACATGGAGATCGTTAAGGTCACTGGCCGCACAGACGACGCGTTCACCGTGACGCGGGCGCAGGACGGTACGCTGGCGATCCCGTTCCTTGCCACCAGCCGGGTCGAGCTCCGCATGACTGCAGCTGCGCTCCAAGAGATTGTGGACGCATTGGCCCCGTGAGGATAGCATGACAGTTGTACTGAAGAATAACGTATCCAGCACGCTCGCCACGCCGATCTCCGCGTCCGATACAGGTATGGTCGTTGTCGATGGGGATCAGTTCCCGACACTCACAGGGGCGGAGTACTTCTACGCCACGCTCATGTCTCCCGCGGGTACGACCGAGATCGTCAAGGTGACTGCGAGAGTCGCGAACGCCATGACCATCGTCCGGGCGCAGGATGGTACGTCTGCGGCCAGCTTCACTTCTGGCGCCCTCGTCGAGATGCGCGTCACGGCGGCCTCCGTGCTGGATACTGCGAGCGAGTACTCCACTGCAGCCGCGATCTCTATCACCGACGCTGGTGGGTACTACACCGGTACGAACGTCGAGGCTGCGCTGCAGGAGGCCGCACAGGCCGGCACGACGCGGATCACGGATGCTGGCGGGTACTACACCGGTACGAACGTCGAGGCTGCGCTGCAGGAGGCTGCACAGGCTGGCACGATCCAGATCACTGACGCTGGCGGGTACTACACCGCGACGGACGTCGAGGGGGCGCTGCAGGAGGCGGGGCTCGCACAGAGCACGGCCTATACGTTCCGCACCATCAGTGTCGCCGGACAAGATGACGTAGTGGCCGATGCTGTCGCCGACACCCTGACACTTGCCGCCGGTACGAATATCGCGATCACGACCACCGCGGGCACGGATACTGTGACGGTGGACTGGGTGCCGGATGGTGAGAAGGTGTTTGCGACACAGGCCGAGGCTCAAGCCTACGACGGGTTTACCAGCCCCGCGGCGGCGCCCGATACCATCTTCCTCGGCGGGTTCTTGAATGCAGGGGAGTTCGGATACGCCAAGGCCTACCGCAAGGTGGCTGTTGCGCCGGGCCACGGGGGACAGGTTACGATTTCTACTGACGACGGCGCCGGTAATACCGGTACTGTCTATTACGAGCCCGATACCTCCGGCTGGGTCACGCCGCGCATGTATGGCTCCGGGAACAACAACACGAGTGCTTACGATATTGGAGCCAGTGACGACGGTATGGCCGGGGTCTTCGACGCCCTGACCTATGGTACACGCGTGGATCTCGGGCGGGACCAGACGTTTGTCGGCGCAAAGACCTATACGATCCCCAATAGGGAGAGCCTACAGGTCCGCGGGGAGAGGATCCAGTTCTACGCGTCGGGCGACCGTTTAGTTGGGACCAAGGGCGTATTCCTGTGGTTCCTGAACATCAATTTCTTGGACTGGGATGTCGATTGCGACATGTACCTGCGCCGGGATCCGTCCGAGGCAGGGCGCTATTCCGGGGGACTTGTTGTTCGGCCAGCGAGCATCTACAGTAAGATTGTTATCAAGCGCACGCGCGTCCACGGGCCGAACTACAACTCTGAAGGCCCGTGGGATATTGCGGACGATCCCTACTCCTCCCCGTATTGGTGCTCTATCGGTATCGGGTGTGAAGGATGGTTTAATATCAACGGCCAAGGCCCGTACGAATACGCGCTCCTCCATATCGAGGACTGTGCCGTCTACGACGTTATTCGGTCCATAACGACGACCAATGCAGATCCGTTTGGTTGGGATGCTCCCGACGAAAGCGGCGTATATCCCGCTATGACGACGGGGTTCTGGTTGAGCGAGGCCTTCCGGACGCGCCTGATCAATAGTAAGGTGGACGGCGTATTTCTCGGGAATACTACCAGCAACGCACCGGCGTCTGCTGGTGATGCAGACTGTATCGTCTACAAGACGCGACTGGTGTCCGGCTACAGTGTCAGTTTGAGCAACCCGGCGTATTACCCCGGCGAGTTTATCATGGAGGGCTGTGACATCCGCAATGGGCAGGGCCGTTTTGTGAAGACCCAAGCCGCAGGGCCCATGACCATCCGGAACAACTACTTCGCTATTGACCGGGCGACGTCCGGTGGGTTGTTCTATCTTATCCAAGCCTACGGCGGGGCGTGGTACGGCATCGATTGTCAGGACGAGCCCGCGGTCATCGAGAAGAACCAGTTCTACTTCCGAGTGGAGATCGTCAACCAAGCTGGCGCTAGCCTTGTGGGCCTGCGCGCTGGTTTGTCTGGGACGGGCCCGCTATCTCCCACGCTCAACCCCATATACAATCCCATACGGACGAACTCTCGGCGGCTGTTCGGCGCATTCCGGGACAACTATGTTTTCTTGGAGGACGGGACAGCAAACACGGCCCGGCCATTGACGTCCATCGTATATGTAAGCAACTCCGAGATGGTGACGGTGGCTACTGCGAATGCCTCTGACTTCAGGGACCTAACGCTGGAGCTCAACCGGAATACTGTCGTTCACGGGCAGGGCTTCAACAACTTCTACAACACCCCGTCCACCAGCTGCGCGGCGAAGGGCTTCTACCTACCCAACATCACGACGTTCAGCGGCACGAGCGCGACGTATCGGTTGTTTATTACCAACAACGACCTCGATGTGGCCTACTTCGTCGATGCGACTGGTAGCGGCGGCTCCGCGCACAACAGTCAGT